AAAGGTCATTATACTTATCCTATGGTGGCGCAATTTTCAACTGGAATATTGGCGCACTTTTCAATTAGTATCTACATGTCTGGATTGAGCAAGGCCGGGCCCTTACGGGTTTCCGCAAAAATCTTCCGCGCTGCGCTTGCGGTATTTTTCCGGAAAGCCTTGCACAATCCGGCACGGGACAGCGAGGCAGGCAAGAAATAAAAAATCGGCTCACGATCCGTGAAATGTCTAACTTAAAAATAAAAGATATGAGCAGAAGCAACTTTACACCGATGAAAAGATTTTATGAAATCATTGGCCATTATGGTCTGAGACTGATGGAAGTCGGAACAAATCACCTGAGAGTATTTTCCGGAGGCCGGAAACTTTTCGATTACTATCCGCTGCGTATGAAACTCTTCGATTACCGGCAGTGGCAACAACTGACCTACCCGTCACCCATTGAGAGGACGGACAAGTGGGAAACGGAGGTTGACGAAATTATAAACAGACTTAATCAGCAGGACTATGAATGACAACAACAGTAAAACGCTCATTTGGGACAATATTCCCGAATGGGCGATTTATTCATTGGAATATGGTGTTGAAGAGGATTTGTTTCTTACCGACGAAGACAAAAAAATGATAACCAAATTTATCGGTGAAAATTTTCCAAACGGATATACCATGTCAGTGGATTGGGAATCATATAAGGAGTTCGACCGTTTTCCTGCATTCGGGAAACCGTGCAAGACTTATACGGTCAGGTTCTGTAACCTATAAATTAGAAAAATATGAGAAAGATAACATTGAGCGAATACAATGCCATTCCGGAAAACTATCGTGGGATTTGGACTGTCGAACGTTGGGATTTGCCTGATTGGGCAGAAATACGCAAAAGACATATCGGCAAACGTACCATGATGGTTTATGATAAAGGTACATGCCTGCTGGTAGAGGGAATCGGCTTTGAAATCGTGGATGATTCCGGCTGGAAAAAACCGGATGAAATCAGAAAAGACATAGATATGCTTTACCAAGAGTTCTGTAACATGCGTAAATGCGAACCGCATTATGCAGATTGCATCATACGTTGGCAGGACACTCTGGATACATTGGAAACAAGAATTGCATTGTCCATGAATCCCGATACGGAATGGGATGAAGAAATCTTCTATTATTGCAACAGCCGGAACGAATTGAAATCACTCACAGAAAAAGGTTGCTCAGATTTTGTCATTGCTGATTGCTTCGGCTTCGGAATGTATGAAAAGCCGATGCAGGAAATCTGAACATATTGAAAAAAGTAATGAAATACCAATAAAAACAAGAAATCTCAGCCATAATGACCGAGATTTCTTTTTCTTCCTTTTTATAGTGCAGATGCGACGACTAAGCTCGCACGGGCACTTTTAGTATTGCAAAGGTAAGGATTCTTTTTTATTCAACCAAATAATATTCAACTTTCTATTTTGGAAACCTGCGCTATAACTTTTTGGGCTTCGGGAGTCTGAATGGAACTGACAAGATTTTGAATATCATTCTCCAAATCCTTTTTCCGCGATTGTGAGATACGCCCCAGCATATACCTAACAACATCTATGCCACCTTTAATATTGTGTCTGCATTCGGCAGAAATGTCAGCAGGCAGACGTTTGATTCCTTTAGGAAAGTCCATACGGTAAATACAACCTCCGTGTGCACATTTGTTACGAAGTACACGTATAGTTTCCATATAGTTATAAAAAACACCTCTTGAACAGCCATAGGCATTAGCGACCAGATCTTTCGCTTCCGCTTCTTTCAGCGAATCATATAATGTTATGATATTGCCTATTGTCATAAACTCGATGGTTTTCCATGCAGGAGCATATATCCCCGGATGGTTGGCATGATGACGTTGGATAATGGGGTTTTTACGCATAACCGCATATACCTGTTCTTCAAAATCGTTAACGAATTTAGAGGTTACATACTTACGATTGACAAACCAGCAGGGGTCATCAATGTATTTCAGCGATATGTTGTAGATGAGTTTTGTACGGATATTGACCTCAATACGGTCAAGAGCATTGAGCAACAATCTCCTGAGTCTGGTATCAAACTCATAAAGGTCATAGACACTTTTAAATGTAGTACCCGGTTTTAACTGATGGTCACGATGTTCCAGACATGGGAACTTTATTTCGTATGGAAAAGAATAGAATCCAAGTCGGTAATAACCCACATCAAGGAGAATCTCTTTCGCTTTCTCCTCATCATCAAATGTCATTCCATTTGATTTCAGTCTGGCTATTTGTTGGTCTATCGTATATGCTTTTTTCATTGAATTCATTGAATATTTATTTTAAATGCGAATTTACTCATTTTTCTTAAAACATATATCCAATGTGCTGATTGATTTATAGAAAGATAAATCGTGCCAAGCATTATTCCATATTCCTCCATAAAATTCCATCATTATTCCGCTTCACTTGGCAAGTCCCTTCGAGAAGATAACTCGGAGGATGATACCTTCCACGTTCAAGCCTCCGGTTTTCGGGACACAAAATTCCCTTTGGTAATTTTCCGCCCGAAAAAACGCTCCGGTATCATCGTCCGAGTTGGGGAAAAGGTCCGGGACTTAGCAAGCGAAGCGACCTACGACGCATAGGACAAAACCAAAAAGACAAATGACGGCGGTCTTTTGCCGATGCTGATGTCGCAATGGATTACGCTGTCAATATCTACCATACAAAAATGATCTTCCGGTCTTATGGAGCAACGGAAGGAAGTGGGGACTAAAGACAGCTCGCTCTCCACTCTGCATAATACATTTCTCTTTATCGCTTCCCTTTTGTTTCCGGCTTTTCTACCGCTTCCGCCTTTTCTGTTTGTTGGGGCTTACCTCCTGTGTGTTCCTTCTTTCTTTTTTGTTTTATCGGACTCAGTATATTTCCCTCACTTTTACCCTGATTCTTCCGTTTTTCTGCCTTTCGTCTTCCCGCCTGTGGTGAAACGTGATGACATACGATGAAACGGATAGTCCAACGTATTGGAATATAATGTTTTATCAAAATTATGCCTATATATTTGCGGTGACAACAATAGTTTTCAACTCTAAAAATCACAGTTATGGCAAAGAAAAATGTAAGGGACGAACCCATGAAAACACAAGTCACCGAGAATGACCAGCTGAGTGACATTGTCTTCATTCTCGACAAGATGGAACTGCTGTTGCAGGCTATATCCGAAATCGACAAGAACGGCAGGTACAAGACGGTTCCGGCAGACAAGGAACACCGGAACTCCTTTCTAAAAATAGACCGTTATGCCAGCATGTTCGAGAATTTTCTGAAAAACTTCTGGAGCCAGTTCAAGGACCCGACCCGTTTCGGACTGCTCACCATCAAGGAGGACACCCTGGACTGCCCTGAAGTCAGACAGGCGGTGGAAGACATAGCCGCAGGCAGGAAGTCGGATGCGGTGGATGAATTTCTGAAAAAATACGAGATTGTACCACGCACCAAGGAAAACCAAAGTATAAACAATCAAAATCAAGAAGAAATGGCAAAGAAAAACCAGACACAGCAGCAGGCCGCCCCGGAAACCGGGCAGCAGCCCAAGTACCGCTACAATGAATCAATGATCAACTGGGAGGAACTGAAACACTTCGGACTGTCCCGGGAGGAACTTCAGGAGCGCGGACTCCTTGACCAGATGCTCAAGGGATACAAGACCAACCAGGTCGTACCCATCAGCATGAATTTCGGTTCCGCCGTTTTGCGCACGGATGCACGACTGTCATTCCAGCAGTCCGTGGGAGGTCCTATCGTATTGGGCATCCACGGTATCCGTCAGAAACCCGAACTTGACCGTCCTTATTTCGGACACATCTTTTCCGAAGAGGACAAGAAGAACCTGCTTGAAACAGGCAACATGGGGCGTGTCGTGGAACTGAAGGGACGTAACGGGGAATACATCCCTTCCTTCGTGAGCATTGACAAACTTACCAACGAGGTGGTTGCCATGCGTGTGGAAAATGCGTTCATCCCGAAGGAAATCAAGGGCGTGCAGTTGACCGAACAGGAACAGAACGACCTGAGGGAAGGCAAGAAGATATTCGTTGAAGGGATGATTTCCAACGGTGGAAAGGAATTTGATGCCCATATCCAGATCAATGCCGAGCGCAGGGGTATCGAATACATCTTCGAGAATGACAAGCTGTTCAACCGCCAGTCGCTGGGTGGCGTGGAACTGACCAAACAGCAGATCGAAGACCTCAATCTTGGAAAAGCCATCTTCGTGGAGGGAATGGCACGCAAGGACGGTGAAATATTCTCCTCGTATGTAAAGCTGGATGAAGCCACCGGCAGACCTTCCTATACACGCTACAACCCGGATTCTCCGGAAGGCGCACGTGAAATCTACATCCCGAAAGAAATCAACGGAGTGAAGATAACTCCGGAAGAACAGCAGCAGCTCCGGGAGGGCAAGGTCATCTTCCTCAATGACATGGTCAACCGCAAGGGCGAGGAATTCTCCTCATTCATCAAGGCAGACCTGGAAACCGGACGGCTCAGCTATTCACGTACACCGGACGGCTTCGAGCAGCGTGCGGAGTTCAAGATTCCGGACAAGGTATGGGACGTGCAGCTGAACCGCCAGCAGCGTGCCGATCTCCAGAGCGGCAAGGCTGTTCTGGTAGAGGGCATCAAGGGCTATGACGGAAAGACCATCTCCCAGTATGTCAAGGCGAACTTCAACCAGGGCAGGCTGGACTTCTACAACGAGAATCCGGACCGCAAGCGTGACGCTTCACAGCGGAATGTCGTGGCCAACGCCCAGAAACAGGGACAGGAGGCGAAGCAGAGCAGCCGCAGATCCAAAGGTGCAAGCATGGCCTGAAGTAAAACGAATGTATAATCCAAAAGAATCAGAAACATGGAAAAGAACAATGGAAACAATGCGCCTTTCAAGGCGGAAGACGTAAACTGGGAAGAACTGGCCGGAATCGGCATCCACAAGGACGAACTGGAAATGTCGGGAGAACTTGAAACGCTGCTCAGCGGGAAGAAAACGAAAGTAATGTCACTCAGCCTTGTACTCCTCGGTGTGGACGTGGTAATGGATGCCACCCTGCAACTGATACGCAAGGACGGTGAACCGCTGATGGAAATCCTTGGCGTGAAGCCGGTGGCATAGCATCCGCTTTTCACCTGATACGACAATCAACCGTCAAATGTCAAACCGCCGTTCCCCGTCATCCATGGCGGTCGCGGGGAACGGCTTTAATTTTACAAAAAAATGAAGATGAAAGCAATCTTAGCAGAAAAACCGAGTGTGGGAATGGATATAGCCCGTGTAGTCGGGGCTACCGAAAAGATGGACGGCTACTGTACAGGCAACGGATACATGGTGACATGGGCTCTGGGGCACCTCGTGCAACTTGCCCTGCCCGGTACGTATGGCTATACGAAGACAACCGCCGCTGACCTCCCGATGTTGCCGGACCCGTTCCGGCTTGTTTCCAGACTGATTCGCACGGACAGGGGCACGGTGACAGACCTGGCCGCTTCCCGGCAGTTGAAAATCATCGAGGGGGTATTCTCCAGATGCGAGAGCATCATTGTGGCAACCGATGCCGGACGAGAGGGTGAACTGATATTCCGTTGGATATATGACTATCTGGGATGCACCAAGCCGTTCATGCGTCTGTGGATTTCATCGCTGACGGACGAGGCTATCCGGGAAGGTATGGCCAATCTCAGGAACGGCAGCGACTATGACAGTCTCCATGCGGCCGCTGACTGCCGGGCAAAGGCTGACTGGCTGGTGGGCATGAACGCCAGCCGAGCGTTGGCGATAGCCACAAGTTCGGCCAACAATTCCATCGGACGGGTGCAGACTCCGACACTCGCCATGATATGTACCCGTTTCAAGGAGAACCGGAATTTCGTGTCTGTTCCTTATTGGCAACTGCATATCACGCTGACACAGGGAGAGGCGCACCGGCAATTCATCCATACGGAGGAATTCAAGGACAAGGCAGCTGCGGAAGCGGCATTCAGCAACATCGGCACCGGTTCTCAGGCGACAGTCACACGACTGGAACGCAAGAGGGTCTTCCGGCAGCCACCGCTTCTCTACGACCTGACATCCCTGCAGAAAGACTGCAACACCCATTATGACCTGACGGCAGAAAAGACCCTTTCCATAGCCCAGTCCTTGTATGAGAAGAAACTCATTTCCTATCCGAGAACCGGCAGCCGCCATATTCCGGAAGATGTCATGCGGATCATTCCTTCCCTGCTGGAAAAAATCACATCCATACCGGATTTCAAGGCATACGGCTTCAGAGCAGATAGATTCGTTACGAACCTTGCTTCACACCAAAGAGTTGCATATGTACTTGCTTATGAGAGCCTTCCATAGACTGTCTAAATCAGACAGCCTTCTGATAACCGGACTACAGACAATCAATAGCCATGCAATTGACGGCTTGGTACAAACCGGGAAATCCGGTTTGTTTCCAATGCCGCAGATTATGGAACTTAAATTTCTGAACGAGGATCTTATTAGGACTCAGGAGAAAAGGATGTTTGATTTTGAGGACGGTTCCAGGCGTATAAGTCAGGATAATGCCAATATAAATGTCCGACTCTTGAATCTTATTGCTACCCTTGATTCGCAAATACGAAAAGAATTCCAGAATAAAGAACGTAATCTTGATGAAATGAGACAGACCTCCATGAACTTGATTTCCATAATAATTGTAACAACCTGCCTGTTGCTGGTTCTTGCATATGTTTTGATTCAACGTGATGTCAGACAACGGATAGAAATCCAGAAGCGTCTCGAAGAGAGTCTTAAGCAAAACCGGATGTTGTTAAGTATGAGAGAGAAAGTGCTGCTTACCGTATCCCATGATATAAGAGGTCCGCTCAATACAATTACGGGGAGTGCTGAATTGGCTCAAAATACACGAGACAAGAAGAAGCGAAACTGTTACATCACTAATATTCTTGACACATCACGACACATACTCAAACTGGTAAACAATCTTCTTGATTTGTCAAGACTTAACCAATCAAAAGAAACACCCAACCTGGTTCCATTCCATCTGGAGGAATTGTTGCAACGCATTGTTTCGTTTTATTCACAGGAAACGAATAAAAAGGGACTTCTTTTCAGGTATTCTTTTGATAACTTACCAACAGCTGTCCTGAATGATCCGGACAGGATTGAACAGATACTTAACAATCTGATATCGAACGCCATCAAATTCACTCCAGACGGAACCGTTTGCTTACAGGCTTCATACCATCACGGAATATTGTTGCTGCGTGTGCAGGATACCGGTATAGGCATGAATCAGCTTACAATAAGACGGGTGTTTAATCCTTTTGAGAAGGCGGCTCCACATATATCGGCTGAAGGATTCGGACTGGGGCTTTCCATTGTCAAAGGGATTGTCAATTTACTCGGAGGAAAAATATCTGTTTCGAGTACGGAAGGGATAGGAAGTTGCTTCGAAGTGTCCATCCCTATGTCGGAAACGAATTTAAACAAGGAAATTCCTTCTCCCGTCAGGACGTTTTCGGGAATACTCCCGAAAAGAGTAATTGCCATAGATGATGATCCGCTGCAGCTTGCAGTGATGAAGGAAATGCTTGAACGCAACGGGGTGGATTGCATCACATGCTCTACAGCAAAAGATGTGGTCAAGGCTATGCGGGAGAAAGATTATGATTTGCTGCTTTCTGACATTCAGATGATAGGCACCAGTGGTTTTGAACTGCTTGATCTTTTACGCAACTCGACTGTCGGAAACTCTCGTACAATACCCGTTGTAGCCATGACTGCGCGTGGTGACCGGGGAAATGAAGTTTTTCTAAAAGCCGGATTCGCAGCCTGTATCTACAAACCGTTCTCATCTTCGGAGTTAATCAGCCTGATTTCAACCATAACAACATCTCTTCCTGTTGAAAGAAAGAGAATAGATTTCAGTGCGATGTTATCCGAGGTCAGCGATAAGAAAAGACTGCTTGACTCTTTCATTAGCCAGTCAGAGAAGGATAAAAGGGAACTTGATATGGCATTGAAACTCAAAGACCGAAAAAAATTACGGGAAATCACTCATCGTATGCAGCCGATGTGGGAACTGTTACAGATGAAGGAGCTCTTGTCTGCCTATCGGGTCCTGCTGAGAGACTCTACTACAAATGATGATGCTATACAGAAATATACACAGCAAATCATTGAGTACACCGGCGTATTGATAATAGAGGCTGAAAACGAAATAAAAAGACTGACAAATGAAACGGAAAATACTGATAGTTGAAGATAACATAAGTTTGTCGCAGATGCAGAAAGACTGGTTTGCACAGGCAGGTTATGATGTGGTAACAGCCATGAACGAACCGATAGCACGCTCGTTGATACGTAAGTCTGCATTTGATTTGATTCTTTCGGATGTGCGTCTGCCGGAAGGGGACGGTATCTCCCTGCTGGAATGGCTCCGCAAGGAAAAGAAGAAAATCCCATTCATCATCACAACCGAATATGTATCGGTTCCAGATGTGGTACGTACCATCAAAATGGGTGCGATAGACTATCTGCCCAAACCGGTACACAGGGAACATCTGCTGGAATTGGCAGAAGATGTGTTCCAGCCTATGGTCACTGTACGGGAGAAGGAGAAGGCACTGTTTCATCGGACAAGCCAGAAAATTCTGAAGGTAGAGAAGTACTCAAGACTGGTGGCTCCGTCAGAAATGGCTGTAATGATACTCGGTGCCAACGGAACCGGCAAGGAATCTGTTGCACAGTATATTCATCAGGGCAGTGAACGCCGGCACATGCCGTTCGTGGCGGTGAATTGCGGAGCATTGCCTCGTGAACTGGCGGCTTCGCTTCTCTTCGGACATGAGAAAGGGGCATTTACCGGTGCCGATACCGCCAAGGTTGGTTACTTCGACATGGCGAAAGGCGGAACATTGTTTTTGGATGAGATCGGAACAATGTCCTATGAAATTCAATCCATGCTTCTCCGTGTGTTGCAGGAAAGTACCTATATGCCAATCGGCAGCAGCAAGGAACGGGTAGCGGATGTGCGGATAGTCTCTGCCACAAACGAGGATTTGCAGCAGGCTATCAAGGAAGGGCGGTTCAGAGAAGATCTCTATCACCGTTTGAACGAGTTTGAGATTCGTCAGCCCTCGTTGAGTGAATGCCCGGAGGACATTCTCCCCTTGGCCGAGTTTTTCCGTGAACGCTTTTCAAGGGAGCTGAAACGGGAAACAAGCGATTTTTCCGATGATGCCAGAAGCAGGATGCTTGCCTATCCGTGGCCGGGCAATGTGCGTGAACTGCAAAACCGGGTGAAACGCTCCGTGCTTGTTTCGGAATCACCGGTATTGGAAATGGAAGGGTTGGATACAGAAATCCATCAGCATGATAATGAATCAACTGCCACACCTGCTATCCGCCCACTAAAGGACGAAGAGCAGGAGAAAATGAACATCATCAATGCCCTTAAAGCATGCAACGGACACCGGGAACAGGCGGCAGCGATGCTCAAGGTCAATCCGGCAACGCTGTACAGAAAGATGAAAAAATACGGGTTGAATTAAAAAATGATGTCCGTAGCTAATGCAAATCTCGCTGAATATGTGTACATTTGCAAGTAAATAGAGAAAAAGCGGCATATCGTCTGTGAGACGGTTGCCGATTGTATATAACATAAGACCGCAAGGCGTTTCTAATGGGAATCTGGAAAATTAACATTGAAAGGAACTATTGCGTGATTGCTTATGCTATGCCTACGCATAGCGTGCATTCACCTATTCCTTTCAAAGGCATTCCAGAGCCTCCATTAGAAGTAGTGTGTTTGCACGCTTCTTTTTTGGAACGGCTACCGGTCCGGATTTAAAACAGGATTTATATGTCAAAAATCCAAGCAGTAACGGTAATGACGCTGGACGGTTTCCTGCCGGAACCTGACAACGTGCTGACGCAATGGGTAATGAACCATAGAAAAGGGTTTGTTCATTGGCGGGAACACTGCAATGCCTGGATTCTACCTCACTCCATTCTGGATCTGCTCTGCGAGAAAGACCACAAAAACGCTTCTTTTACCTATCTGGCAGAAGTTCATGATGCAGAATCCCTTGAACTTCTGCGGGGACTTTTCCACTACAATCTTGTGGATGAATTTATAGTTTATCTGTTTCCTTATTCTATGGGAAAGGGACATTCCGTACAGAACATTCTTCCTTCCCGGCAATGGCAGTTGCATAAAGCCGTTGCTTTTTCCAACGGTATCTGCCGTCTGATTTACCGCAATCCTTGCAGGATGTAACTTGCATTTTGCGAGATTTCTTGCATTCTGCAAGGTTTTATTTCCATCATTTCTTTTCTCTGATAAATTTTATTTCACTGTATTTCAATGGAATATCGATGCCATTCCATGAAACATGGTGACATTGGCATGCCGTTAGCCCTATATCATGATATAACCTGTTGCGCAATAAGGTGTAATCATCCGATTATTTACACTCAAAGACAGACCGTATTATGATACAGATAGACCGTGAGACCTTCCAGATGATGCTTCATCAGATTATGGAACGGTTCGACAAGATTGAAGACAGGCTGAACCGCATGAACCGCCAGACTTCCGCCCTTGACGGCGACAAGCTGCTGGACAATCAGGACATGTGCGAGCTGCTCGGCATAACCAAACGCACCCTCGCACGGTACCGCCAGAAGAAACTCGTGGCGTATTACATGATTGACGGGCGTACCTATTACAAGTCTTCTGAGGTAGAGGCATTCCTCAACCAGAAGGGAAAACGTATGCCGGCAAGACTGAAAAACCAGGTGGAATAATAAAACAGAAAAGAATATGGAACTTGTATGTATTGACAAACAGACTTTTGAAGAGCTGCGTATCCGCTTCTGCAAATTTGAGGAACGGATGACACACATTTGCCGACCGGTAGAGGACCTCGGTCTGAAAAACTGGCTGGACAACCAGGAAGTGTGTAATGTGCTCCGCATCAACAAAAAGACTCTTCAGGCATATCGGGCCAAAGGGATACTTCCCTTCAGCCGTATAAAGAACAAACTCTTCTACAAGCCGGAAGATATACAGAGATTGTTGGATTTGAGTTATCACCCTTTAATAAAGAGTAGATTATGAGCTATCATTTCATAGACAAGAAAGACCCGCGCATTGATGTGATGTTTCAGGGATTGGAGAAATTGGAGAAGATGCTTTCAGTATTGGAGGAAATCCCGAGAACGCTCTTCAATGGTGAACGCTTCCTTACGGATGAGGAGCTTTCCAATGTCCTGCGGGTGAGCAGACGCACATTGCAGGAATACCGTACATTCGGTGTAATCCCTTACTACCTGGTACAGGGAAAGGCTCTCTATAAAGAGTCCGACATTATGAAAATACTGGACGATGCCTATAAGCGGTGCCGGGAAGAACAACGCTGGGTATAGCTGGCATCATTAAAGTCAGAACGGAGAAACGACCTGCCGGGTTGCGGTTGTTTCTCCGTTCTCCTTTTCATACGGCTTGCAATTTCCGTTTCCGTTTTTTCTTTGTCGTGAAATCCTCTTCACATAATTCTATGCTGTTACCGAAGCCGGCGGCTCTCAAGCGTTTCATGTCCTCGTCCACTTTTGTGTCCGTGACCTGCGCGTAAATTTGCGTGGTGGAAATGGAGGTATGTCCCATCATACGGCTTACTGTCTCTATCGGGACACCCAACGAGAGAGTGATGTGGGTTCCGTAATTATGCCGGGCCTGGTGGAAGGTCAAATCAAATCCATAGGTCTTTCCCAATTCTTTTGTCAGCATGATAAAATAACAGCGTCCGTAAATGTTGAACACCTTATCCCCGGTTCTCTGGCTACGGTACTTCTCTATGATTTGGAGAGGAATATCCAGCAGACGGACAGAGGAAAGCGTATCGGTCTTTTGGCGGTGGATATGAATCCACCAAGTGCCGTCGTCTGCCTGCGTAATATCATTTACCGACAACTTCTTCAAATCCGCATATGCCAGTCCGGTAAAAGTCGAAAAGATGAACATATCCCTCACGAATTGTAATTGCGGCTTCTCTACGGGAGTAGTCATCAATGTCTTGAGGTCCTCCAGCTTCATGTGGCGGCTTCTTCTTTTGGGGAGTTCGGGGTGCAGACGGCAGTATGGGTCTCGTCTCAACGTGCCCTGGCTGACAGCCCGCACCGTGAGTTTCTTCAAGCGGTACAGATGCTCATGCACGCTTTTGGGCTTCAGGTTGCGGTCGGTGCGCAGGAAAACTTCAAAATCGTCATAGAACACCCTGTCAAGACTTCGCAATGTGACATCTTCCATACCCTTCTTTTCCCGGACAAATGCGGAAAGATGTTTGTATGAACGCTGATAGGACTCGTATGTCTCCCGTATGCGGTCTATCCCGACACGTTTCTTGAATTCCTCATTATGTTCCCTGAAGAGAGCCAGCAGGGTAAGCGGTTTCTGTCCGATACCTTTGACTGCATTCTTGACCAGTTCTGCCGTGATGAAACCCAGGCTGTTCTTTATCCGATCATAATGTCCGGCTATCTCGCTTGTCAGGTCATCTATGGCACGGTTCACAGTAACGGCATTCTCGCTTCGTCCATCTGCACGCCCTTTCTTCGGATTCCAGATAGCCGGATTGACAGATACTTTGGTACCTATCTGAGCCCATTCGGCATCGATGCTCACCTTGCACAACAACTGACACATCCCGTCCTTGCGTATTTTTGTACGGTTGATGTAAAACAGCACGGCAAATGTGCTGCGGCGTTTGGTATTCTGTTTCTCAATATGCTGTTCCATATACTTTCCATTTAAGGGTTTATTAAATGACGACAGAAAAGCGTTCTGAAATTTTCCGGTTCAGTGCCTTTGTATCGGCATCTATCTTGTCATCGGTTACTTTCGCATAAATCTGAGTGGTTTCTATCTGGCTGTGTCCGAGCATTTTGCTGACTGTTTCAAGGGGTACGCCATGGGAAAGGGTTATTTCCGTAGCGTATGTATGACGCGCCTGGTGAAAGACCAACGGACGGTTTATGTGGCAGATTTGCGCAATCTCTTTCAAATAATGGTTCAGCATGGAATTGCAGTACATCGGCAGCAACTTGTCATCGGGAGCAGTGTCGCTGTACTTCTTCAGAATCTGTAGCGGCAAATCAAGCAGCGGAATCTCAAATTCTATTTTGGTTTTCTGTCTGGCACTTTTTATCCACCATGTCCCATCTTCTGCTGAACATAGGTTGCTTTTAGTCAGCAGACACATGTCTCTATATGAAATCCCGGTAAAACAGGAAAACAAAAACATATCACGGACATGGTATAATGTCTGTCTGTGAAGCGGAGTGGTTATGATTCTATGTAACTCTTCTGCCGTGAGATATTTCTGTAAGGCTTTAGGACGCACCGGCTCGTATCCCAAAAACGGACTGGCGGTAATGATACCGTCAGCGATGGCCTCGCCGACAATCGTTTTCAGTTGTACAGTCAGATTGATGATTGTTCCGGGGGCGAGATTGCGTTCAGTCCGAAGGTACAAATCATACTTGTCAATAAAGGAACGGTCCAGCGCAGAAAACGGGATATCGGAAAGTTTGTATTTTGCCTGCAAGAATCTTTCGATATGGTTGTAGGCATTCCTGTAAGCACGCAGACTTCCTATAGTGCGGTTTACTCCCACACGCTTTTCAAAACAATTGATAAATCGTCTGAAGTAACCCAAAAGAGTTTCCTGTCCGCCGGCCATTCCAAGCAGAATACTTTTTACCTCTTCTGCTGTCACACCGTCACGTACAGCCGACAGTTCTGAGTAGATACTTAAAGCCATCGCACGAATCTCGTCCAGACGGTTGTTTATTTCCTTTGCCGCCACACTCTTGCCTGATGCACGTCCGGAAGTCCAGCGCGACTGTGACACTTTCATTTTCACACTGAATGCCGCTTCCGAGTATTTCCCGATACTTAACTTAGCCATTACAGGGCAGTTTCCGCCAACATCCGTCTCGCTCTTTTTAAGGTAGAACGATACCTTTACATTTACCTGATTCATAACTAATTCCTTTGTTTGCAAAATTATTATATAGCGAGCAAATGAATGGCATGAAAAATATAGCGGAACGGAGAATAAGGTCCTTCGCCTAACAAACAAACCCTGTTTTTTTTTCTAATACGGAAAAATATGACTAAGTTTGCATGATAGACATAGCAAGAAACATCGTTCCATGCAGTGATAAACAGGATATGAAAAGTAGAAATGGAAGCTATTTCCAACCCTCTTTTTCAACCCGGAAAAGGCAACGGATAAGTAGCGATTTGTTTTCCTAACTCCCTCAAAAACGGTCAAAAACCACAAATGGAAGAATCTGGAACAAAGCTACATATTTCTATAGTTCTCAAACACTTTGCACTATTTTCTCAAAAGTTATCCGAATGTGGGCGAGTTTTATTATCTTTGCCACCAAACCATATAGTAAAGACATGAATCCAATAAATAAATTTACCAATATAGATGCAGTTTACCCTATTACTGACGCAAAGGAGGAAGATACACTATTAGATTATGTTTGGGA